ACGCGAGCCTATGAGGCTGCAACGACAAACGGTTCAAACGCAGATTTTCCTGTAAGCATTTCTTCGGCCAATACAGAAATCTTCACAAGTCTTTGGCCTGTAAGGAGTAGAGCAAGGACTCTTGACCGTGACAACCCGTATGTTCGTGCGATTTTAGACGTATATCAAAACAATGTCTGCGGCGATGACCCGTTTCGCCTTGAGATGAACGTTGGAACATGGAAAAACGGCGAGTTCAAAAAGGATAAAGATACCAACAGGATTATTGAGCAGGCATGGATAGAAGCCGGGTATCCAGAGAATTGCACAGTGCGCCGGGACATCTCTCGCATGGAGCTTTATATCCAGGCGGTTTCTTCGATTATTCGAGAAGGCGGTTGGCTGGCGAGACACGTTCGCGCCTACAAAAACAATAAGTTCCTGTATGCGCTTCAACCGCAAGAAATTGACCGGTTGGATCACTTTTGGATGGGTAAAAGCCCAAAGAACGGGAACACCATCAAGTTTTCTGTTGAACTGGACGAATACGAGGCTCCTGTTGCTTATTGGCTGCGTGGAAAGCATCCAGGTGAAATATACTATTTCACAGAACAGAGCACAAATGTCCCTGTGCGCACGCGCATAGATTCCGAAGACATCATTGCATTTTTCGATCTTCGCACGCGGGCAGAGCAGTTGTGCGGAATTTCCAGGCTTGCGTCCATCATATCAAGACTGCATCGGATTGACCAATTCGACATTGCACACATGACGGCTGCTATTTGGAGCGCGTGTAAGCCCATGTTCATGATGCGGTCATTGCCGACGGTTGAGGAATACCTGCCAGAGCCAATGAAGCAGGCGATTGATGGCGAGATCGAGCGCTACATGGAAGGGCGGGCAAAGAACAGCGAAGTGGCTCCTGGAGAAGTTGAGGAATTACCATACGGGTTTGAGCCGAAGCAGATGGACCCAAAATTCCCGATTGAAGCCGCGACAGACTTTAAAAAGGAAAATCTACGCTCTGTTGCGTCCGGTAGCGGTGTCCCATACCACGAAATTGCTCAAGACTTGGAATCTGTCAATTTTTCGTCCGCTCGTGTTGGGCTTGATGCTATCAGGGATGGTTACAAAATTCTGCAAAAGCATACGATCAATATGCTTGTTAGGCCGCATTTTAGAGAATGGCTACGATCTTCTTTGATGTTTGGGGCAATAAAAGGAGTCCCGTTTTCTCGATGCGAAGAGATTTTGTCTGCTGCTAATTTCCACGGGCGTAGATGGCCTTACCTGCAACCTTTGCACGACGCCCAGGCGGATATGCTGCGATTACAGATGCGAACCACTAGCAGAGATCGAATTATTGCTGACAGCGAGCGTGGGGGAGACTACGAGGGTGTTGCGGCAGAACTTGCGTCTGACAATGAGACTGACAAGGCCCACAACCTGCCGGAGTTTTCTGACGGTCAAAGCCAATCAACCGATGGAACGGATCACAGCGGTTCAGGCGCTCAAGATCACGAGTCGGATAACGAAACAAAAGAAGGAACAGCAGGTGCTTCTTAGTATGAAAATTTACCTTGGGACGGAATTGCTCGTAGTGAGTGCGGGAGGATTGTCGGCCCAAGGTCAACTCCCGAACCGGCAATCCTTAATCATTGCGCCGCAGCGAGTCGGCAAAGGTAAACTCACAACTCGCAATTGACTTTATTACAATTGTATGGAACTAAAAGAAGACAAACTACTTCTGGACTGCCTTAAAAAGTGCCAATCCACTTGCCAAAAGGCGCTTGATAAGGGCGAGAACATCTCAGACGAGCTTCGAGTCTCATTGATTGTGTGCGTAACAGCATGCAACGCTGCTTCGGAAAATCCTAGTTCTGGATCGTGCAAAGTTGCATGCGAGGAAGCTGCGGAAGTTATTCCTTTGGCAAAATACAGTGACGCCAGCATTGAAGCCAAGGATGCAGCCGTTGCTTGCGCTGCCTTGGCTGAGATTGGCGAGCAAAAGTCATGGGGTTTGAGATCGAAGAGAGAGAGTCGCGTATTCCGATCAATTTCAGTCGATAAGACTCACGTAAATCGAGAGGCAAAGACGCTTCCTATTTCGTTTTCGTCCGAACAACCAGCCATGCAGCGTGCTCACGGTTTGCCGTCCAGCATCATGGAATCTTCAGGGATTAAGGAAGGTGATACCTATGTCGAGGTTTTGGATCACTCCACGGCAAATGTTGACTTGTCCATTCTTAGGAACGGAGGCGCGTTCTTGGATGAGCATCAAGAGACCCGTCAAATCGGCGTTGTCGAACAAGTGGAAATCGGAAGCGACAGAATTGGCCGGGCTATAGTGCGCTGCGGAACAGATGAATTGAGCGCAACCAGGTTCTCTCAGATGGCCGACGGCATACGCACACACATTTCCGTAGGTTATTCTTACACAAAGTTCCTTGGAGATGACATTTTGCCAGACGGCACTAAGGCGAAGCGTTTCGCTTTTACACCACACGAAATTTCGTCCGTTGCAATTCCTGCTGACGGCACGATTGGCGTAGCGCGTAGCTATGCGGACCTAAACAAACAAGCAACTCCATTTGACTCTACGCGTTCAGTGGAAATACAGGAAACAAAAATTATGCCTGAAGTTGACATTACGAAGGCCCGCGAAGATGCGGCTAGCCAAGAACGAAACCGAATCACCGAGTTGACGAAAATCGCCGACGCTTTGATAGCTAAACACAGCACCCGGAATGGCGGAAAAATGGGAGAGCAAATCCGAACCATGACAAATGAGGCCATCGAATCCCGCCTGTCTGTTGAGGCTTTCCAGGGCCGTGCTGCCATGGAAGTGTTGGGAGCCACGGAGGCTAAGCCGGTCATGCTCAAGGATTGCACAGATGAGCCGGACAAGTATTCCCTCTCCCGCGCCATCCGGTCCGCCTGGGTGAATCGCCGAGACAAAGGCGCGAGCATTGGTCTTCCTGAAGGCCGCGAGCTTGAAGTCCATCAGGAGATGGAACGTCGAGCGAAGTCCGAAGGAACCACTCTTGAAAAGAGCGGTGGTGGATTCTTTGTCCCTTACGACGCCAACGTCCCCGTCCGGTCCAACTCCACAATGCGCCTTGCACGCGATAGTCAGGCCACGATCTTTGCCCAAGGCGGAGCGTTCGTTCCGGCTGTTCTACAACTGCCAATCATCGAAATCCTTCGCAACGAGGAAGTCCTCTCCCGCCTGGGCGTCCGTCAGATGGCTGGATTGCAGGGCAATATCTATATTCCGCGTCAGGAATCGACTGCTACGGCATACAGCGTGTCTGAAATCGGACTGTTGACATCTTCGCAACAAATTCTCAGTCAGATTGCTATGACGCCCCACCGGGTTGGATCGACTCAGGTCTATTCCCGCCAATTGGTCATGCAGTCCGCCCCGGACGCTGAAGCGTTCATTCGAGACGATCACATGCAAGTTCTGGCGTTGAAATGGGACTCCCTCGGCCTGTTCGGACAAGGCGCTCAAGACGAGCCGCTTGGCGTCATGAATACGCCCGGAATCGGAACTGTCATATTCGGCGGAACACCCACCTACAAGCAACTTGTTGCTATGCGGACGCTTATCAAGGCCGCTAACGTTCGCGGAAACCTTTCGCTGGTTTCGACGCCTGAAGTTGAAGGCGCACTTTCCACTGTTGCAGAGGCCCTAACGGGAGCTACAACGATTGGCGGCGCTCAAAATGCCATCTGGAAACCCGGTTCGGATCAATCCACCGGACGAGTCCTAAATAACATTCCGGCCATCGCCAGTAAGCAGATGCCGAACAACCAAGTCCTGCTTGGGGCCTTCGATCAGATGATCAAAGCCATGTGGGGCGGTATGGAAGTTATCGTTGACATCTACACTAAGGCTAAGAACGCCGAAGTCGAGATCACGTTCAACACTTGGGGAGATTACGCCATCCGCCACCCGCAAGCGTTCGTTGTTAGCGCCGACGCTGGCAACCAATAAACCAGAAACGACAACTTTTCAAAGAAAGACAAAAAGAATGAAAGATTTTATCACAGACTTGATGATTGGAGCCGCGCTAGTGCTGGCTTCCATCACAACTCAGGCCCAAATTGGCGTGGAATTTTTCCAGGCTCCGCGTGTTGCGGTTTTGGTGCCCGCACAAAACGTCCTGTCCAACTCGACTGTTTTCACAAACAATCCGGTTGAGACACGGTTGTTCATTGGAACCGTCGGGTTGTCCGTTACCGGGTTCACAAATATCACCGGTGGAACAATGGCTCTCGGGTTGGAAACGTCCGCAGACAACACCAACTGGGTCACTGTTACTAACCTAGCTGCCGCCGTATCTGGAACGGCCATTTACACCAACAACTACTACGGTGGAACGAACTTGACGGCTACAAATACTTGGTTGTATACAGGCGTATATGCCACTCCTACAGCATGGAGCGCCGGTAATGCAAATCCGTATTTTTCTCCTTACGGGTTCACGAACACAACCGTCACAGTATCGAGTGGAACGTATTACTTTGGATTGCAGTCGGATGGCCTTAGGCGATATGTCCGGGCAATCCTTACGCCCGGCGGAACCGCTACCAACTGGTCTGGCGGAGCTATCATCATCGGGCGCACATCAACGGAAGTGAAGTAACACTATGCAACTAATTGCGTTAAAGGACTTCTTCAAGGGTCCGAAACTTGAAGACATTGAACTGAAAGACTCTGTCCACGACAAGGTGATTCACAAGGGCGCTCGATTCACCCTTGGAAAAACCGACTCCCTGGACAAAGAGCCGAACAAAGACACCGCATATCTCATAGCGCAGCTTGTTTACAGCGGGTGCGTTGGGGATGCGACAGACGCCAAGACGTTGAAGTCGGTTGAGGCTGAAATTGCCACCGACAAAGGCCGCGAGGCAACAGCGAAGAAGCGCGATCAAGAATCGGCCCTATCTCATGCTGCCGCTGCTGTTGCTGAAGCAATCGAGCAGACCGGCAAGCCCAAGAAATAGGCCTTAGCCTATAATAACCCGCTGCCGTTTGTTCGATTTTCGGCAGCGGGTTTTTCATTATGAACGAATACTTCTATCACGCGAAGGCTATGCAGGCGCTACAATCCTCATTGGGGGCAGGGTGTCCGGTTGTCTCATGGAATGGCGGAACGTATTCTATCGTTCCGTCTTCGGCCATTAGGCGAAAGGATTTAGCCTCTGGAGGATTCCAGCTTAATGCAGACCTTAGGTTCAACGCGCTGGTATCTGTTTTCGGGTCTGCATATAGCGCAACAACACTCAAGAACGCGCTGCTGCAAACCAAGATCGTTTACCTGGATGATTCATACAAGGTTACTGGCGTCACCACATCTCCTGGAGGCTATCAGGTAACAGTCGATTGCGATTCGCTTAACCAAAACTCGTAATGGACATCAAAGTCACATTGGACATGCGCGGGCTTAATGCTGGCATAACCGCAGCCGCTCAATACTCCAAAAGGACTCTGCCGCAGATCGTTAATACCAGCGCGTATTGGATTGCCAGGAACACGATGAACTCGATGCCGTTTGTGCAAATAGCACAAATAGACAAGGAAATGGGGACTGTTGTTTCTGCAAAAATTGGTGTTCGCGGAAAACCTTTAAAGAACAAAAAGACGTATTCCAGTTCCAGAATGGTTTCGGTTACGTCAGGCGGGAAAACAAAGTTAGTTCCAATTGCTGTTTTGTTAGTGGCTTCAATGGCATCTAAAAATCCTAACAAAGTTCGGAACATTCTTAAATTAACAGAAAATCCATACAAGGGAGTGCCAAGGGTTATGGGACGGGCGTTTATGAAGATGCTGGTGGATAAGTTGATAAAAAAGAAACACTCTTCAATCAAATTCTTACTTGCGGGCTGGGTTCAAGCTATTCGAATTCTGGCTCCTCTAGCCGTCCAGAAGTTCACCAGATCGGGTGGTGGTTCAATGGTCAACGCTAAAAACTACTATGGTACAGACCTCGGGACGGCTATGCCAGCGCAAGAAGGGTTCACATGCACCGCTGAAATCGTAAATTACGTTGGAATGGCAGGAAGTGCCGACAAGGAATACAACGACGCGCTGTTGAGATACGGCACCGGTCCACTTCAGAACGCAATCAACCGAGAGGGAAAAATCCAAATGGACTATGCCTTAAAACACGCCGGAGGCGAGCTTATGGGCGTAGTTCAAAAGCACTGGTCTTGACTCCATTCGTTCTTTAGAGATGAGCTACAGTAACGTCAGATCAAAACTATCAAGGGCCATAGCGGCTTATCTCATATCCGCTGGCTGTGGTACAGCCGTGGACACGTCGGCTTCAAATGTAACCAGCGATTCAACTTACCCTAGGACAACAGTAAAGTCCGGGATTGCAACGCCAGAAGTTCCGATGAGCGGAATCTATCGCATTCGCGTTATGATTTCAGTTAAGGGAAGCGCCGCAAATAGTTTTGATAATGCCGATATGCGCGTTGCATTCGATAACAGAGTAGCTGCTGTTTATGATGCCATGATGCAATCTTCGGATGGGACTTCATTGAATTACACAGCCAACGAAATAACCACGGCTGGCAGAGCGATTCGGACTACCACTGGAAATTCAGACATGGCCGACTTTACGTGCATGTCTCTTTACGACGGTGGTTTTGGTGAAGGAGAGGCGTCCGAAGAGGGAACAGCTTGGGAAGAGATTTTAATTTTCGATGCGGTCTGCTGCGCATCTGCTTTGACATGAGCGATAAAACTCCAACAACCGGATGGGAGATTCGGGGATTGAGCGGGACTATCACCGGAATTGCTTGCGCTATTGACGGTGATAAAACCATTCCTGAAATCTGGAAATCGGTGATTAAATCTCACGTTGAATCCATGGCCGTTAAAGGCGGTAACTTTTTCGTTGTGTCCGCTTTTATGAGGACAATCGGAAGCCTGGATACACTCCAACTGTCAGTGCAGCGAAATACTGTGAATCTGTAACGATACAAGCGAACAAGATCAGTTGTTATTAAAACTTAACCACAAATAATTTATGGCTTTAACACAAAGAGGCAAGGCAACTATTGCTGGAATTACAGGAACAATAGACGTTGTTGTTTATCCAGTTTTGCAGTCTGCAAAGGCTAATCACTCGTTTGAAGAGGAAAAAGTCGCAGACAATAACGGTTCGTATGTGGCTTGGCTTGCAAGAAACGAAGAGGTCCAGGGAGATTTTGAAATGAGGCTTATAGGCGATAGCACAGCCAACGCATCCCTTGGAACAGCATTTCTGTCTCCGCTTCAAATTATTACTTTGCATGATTTTTTAGCAACACCTTTTAATGGAATCTATCAGTATGTTGGAGGGTCTGTTGACTTAAAAAGTAACGAAGTTGGTTCTAAGGCTTTGAAGTTGCGAAGGTACGTTGACTCAGGTCAAAATATTTTGGCAACAACCACGCCGTCTTAAAATGGACTGAGCGATATGTATCAGTTTGAGTTTGCGGACTCTGTAATACCGGAATGCTGTAGGATACTAAAGTTGCCGGTATTACCTTATTCATTGGGGCATGAAATTCTCCTTCAGAAGTATCGCAACGTCCTTGTGTGTGGGGATGTTGAAAAGGCGGGGCAGGTGGAAAAGAGATCGGCAATAATCCAGGCCGCTTTAATTTGCTCAAGAACATGGGAGGGGAACAAAAAACC